GATGAATTTTTTGTTGTACGCAAACGTACAACTTTCGCCCTGATGCAGCCTATGGGTGAGAGGTGATAGGAATGAAGAAAAAAGCAAAGTCCGGCTCACCGGACGCACTTCTTGAAAAGCTTGCGGTGTCCTCGCCCAACGATGCCGTCAAGCTCCTGTTCCTCGACGAGGAGGATCTGTCACTGCTTGACGATCTGGATCTTTCGCTTTTGACCGAGATGAAGCGCAGCGCAAACGGTGCGGTCGAGATAAAGCTTCTGGATAAGCTCGAGGTCATCCGGGAGCTTAACGAGCTGAAGCGTGCCGGGAGCGGCGAACAGGCGGCGGCATCTAACTTTTACGCAGCCATAGACAAGGCGGCCGACAGGCT